TGCCTGTGCCTGTGCCTGTGCCTGTGCCTGTGCCTGTGGCTGCGGCTATTTGTGCAGACAGGGTTGCTGCGTTTCTGTCGGCAACGTCTTGTTTATCTTCCGCCGCCATTGCTATTCTGCGTGCGTCGGGTTTTATTTTTTGTTGTTCTTGTTCAGGCGTTGAAAGCAAGTTTGATAAGAAATCTCCAACCCTGCCTGCTGCTTGTCCTAATGTCTGACCAGCATAGGGGGAGCGTTGCGGTTCTTGGCCGGGAATGTACTTACGTTCTTTTGTCACAGGGTCAATGTACATATTGCCTATGATGATTGCGCCTGAAGGCACGCCTGAAGGACGAAAAAAACCACCCTCCTGGAACCGAGGAACTTCCCCGCCTTCTTCAAACGCAACGATGCCGCCAGCCGCCATACGTTGCATGTTGGGTGCTGGGAGTTGGGCAATACCAACATCTTCGGGAAGTTGTTGGGGCTGCATACCTTGTGGGGGCGGCATACCTTGCTGGGGCATACCCTGCGCCATCTGGGGCGCTGGTGCGGCCATTTCTTGCAAATTTTGGTCAACTACTTGTGTAGTCGGGTTGCCTTGTGCAGCCTGCTCAGCGCGCACTTGTTTGCGTGAATTGGATTCTTGAAACGTCAGCGGGAAGATATACGGGTCGTTCTTATGCATTTGAGCATACTGAAGCAGCTCGTCATCACGCATCATGCGCAACGTCGCCATGATGTTGTCAGCATTGGGCTTGGCCGGGGTAGAGGGGGATGAGAAAGCCATGGATGTTCCTTACGCCATTTTGGAGAGTGCCAACTCGGCCAGACCTGCTGGGCGCTGCTTGGCTTTAACTTTGCCGCCCTTTTTCATTCTGCTCAAGCCGTAGCCTGCCATGCCCAGACCTGCCAGTTGTGACACGGTGCTAGGGGCTGCTTGGTACTGCTGGGTCGTGGCTGTCTGGAGGGGCAAGCCGCGAAGCAAACCACTCATAAAGGCCAACTGCTGCTGCGGATACTGCTGCGCAGTGCCGTAGTTCTGAATCTGCTGGTCGATGTATCGCTGCGCCTGAGCCTGCTGTTGAGCGCCCAATTGGTTCTGCAAACCAATGTTGCCTGTCTGCTGCGCGTAACGGTTCTGGCCCAAGGTGCCAAGCTGCCCTGCGGCCTGCATCCCAGACTGCAATCCTTGCAACCCCAGGTTTGCGCCAAACTGACGGGACTGCTCCCCGGCCTGTTGACCTGCCAGACCGTACTGTGCACGTTGCTGTGCGGCGGTCATGCCCTGGCCCGCGCCAAACTGACGAGATTGTTCCCCGGCTTGTTGCCCCGCCAGCCCGTACTGAGCACGCTGCTGCGCAGCAGTCATACCTTGACCTGCGCCAAACTGACGAGACTGCTCACGCATTTGCTGCGCATTCATGCCTTGCTGTTGGTTGGCCAGTTGTGCCTGGAGGTTCTGCCCAGAACCAAGCCCTTGGGTTTGCAGACGCGAAGCTAGGTTCTGCTGGCCCACATTGAAACCCATGCCTTGGTTGGCCAATTGCGCTTGCAGGTTTTGGCCAGCGCCAAGTCCTTGCGTTTGTAACTGGGAAGCCAGGTTTTGCTGGCCCACGGTAAGCCCTGCACCTTGGTTGGCTTGTTGTGCTTGGAGGGCGGCTTGTTGTTGCTGATTGAACTGTTGCTGGGCATTTTGAAACGCCGCGCTGCGCCCAGTGGCCAGGATGTCGCCCTTTTGCAAAGCCAAGTTACGCGCTGCTTCTGCGTCCAAAAGCGCTGCACGAGAACCGCCAAACGCACCAGATTTAACCGCTTGCCCCGCACGTTGCGTTGCGGCAATGTCCGCTTGTCTTTGGGCTTCCCGCTGCTGCACACCCACCACGTCTTGCATAAACGGGTCCATGTACTTGTTGACGTTCTGCCCCGTATAGTCTTGCGTGCTAACCCGCTCGGCTGGCCCCATCTGGTACTGCTGCAAGTTGGGGGCATTTACGTCTGCCGGGCCTTGCATTTGCAAGTCTTGCAACTGCGGAGCGTTGACTTGCTGCGCGTTGAATTGCCCGGTGCGGTAGTCTTGGGGGGCTTGGAACTGGTTGCCAAAGTTCTGTGCCCGATACTCTTGGGGCGCTTGGAACTGGTTGCCAAAGTTCTGGGCTTGGTAGTCCATGTTCATGGCCCGCTGCCCCGCAGCGCCTGCCAGATTAGATGCCATATCCAGTTCAGGAGAAGTGCCAAGCTGACCTGCCGCGCCCATGGCTTGGTTCTGCAAGGGGCTAAAAGGCGCAATATAGTCTGCCGCGTTTTGGCTGTACGGCGTATACCCACGCATGCTGGTGGGCACCATGTTGCCGCTGGCGTCTCTGTCGTAGTTGTAGATTTGTTGCTGAGCGGTGCCCAGCATGGTCTCTACATACGGGCGTGCGTACTCAGGGACGTTGGTGTTTTGAACCGTGGTCTGCTGGGGTTGTGCCTGTCCGCCCCCTCCTGAACCGCCACCGCCCTGGGGTGCAATCTTGTGATTGCCAACGTGTTTGAAAGCTTCCGCGGGCAAGTCAGGGATGCCCAGGAGCGCCATGCTTCGGTCGTTAAATCTCATATTTTTACCTCTACTACTACGTAGCGTTCAGCAAACCCGTACCTCTTCCACAGCCGCGCAATGGACTCCCGCGCTGCACCTTGAATCTTCGTTGCGCCCATGCTGCGCAGAAGCGTTTTCAACTGCTCAAACGTGTCGTCGTTTGAGATCAACTTGCCGCCAATCGCTGTGACAAACGCCACCCGGTCGTTGGGGTAGTTCAAGAAAGACACTGTAGCTGCGCCGTGCACTTTGGTCTCTTCGTCAGCGGCCACTAACAACACCCACTGCCCCTGCGTTGCGTACATCTTGATCTGGTCAAGCGTGTAGTCATCCCCGCCGTACTTGTTTGCTGAAGCAATGAACTCCTCCACCAGCGGCCAAGTCTGGGCAACAAACTGCTGCGGTACGTGCTGGACAGTGAGCGTCATGCGGGCATGTATTTGTCAGGGTTGATCTGTTTGGCCTGGGACTTTTTGCCCGTTCTGGCAGCGCGAACCCTGTCCATCATCTTGTACAACTGTTTGGCCCCAGCGTCAGATGAGCCGTTGCCCAGGTGGGAGACCACATCGGCAGAAACCACAAACTCGTCGTTGGCCAACCGGGCAGGTTGCTTGCCTGCAATGGTGGCAGGAATACTGTCACTCATGCCGTCTCCGGGGCCTTTGAGCATGCGCCCGCCACGAGCATAGTCAGCATAGCCGCCCAGATCGGACAAACCGCCACCAGCCATGCGCCGGGGTTGGGGAACCAACGGAGAGTACCTGGATGGGTCGTACTTAAACTTGCTCAACGGCCCTTCGTACTTTTCCTTTTCAGGGGTGCCGTACTTGTTTCCGTCCAAATAATTTATTCCTTTGACTGCGCCCATAGCGCCCAGGCCGTATTTGGCCATGGTGGGGAGCTTGTCCCAAGCCTGGGTCATTTGGTCAATAAGCCCTTTTTCATCGCTTCGACCGCTCATGGTTGGGTCACCAACACGCATAGCTTTGGACATGGCATCATTAAAATTAACGCCCCCCGGTGTGGGGTATGGGCTGGCAGGCCCCATTGTCAAATCAGGGGAAGCCTCTGCCAACTTAGAAATTGCTGCATTGGGATCAACCGTTTGCGCCGCAGACTGTAGCGCTTGCTGCGCAGCGCCGCCCGCAAAGTCAACTCCTGGGTTGCCCATCATTTGTGCAATATTGTTTCCTTGCCCCAAGCCGGGTTGGTACAAGTTAGCGCCTGTTTCCAATGCGGAAGGCACTACCCCTGGCTGCATAGCCGCCTGTGTAGCAGAGGCAATAGCGGGATTGAGCGCGGCTGTGCCAAACTCGCCTTCCAGCAACGGCGTTAAGTTAGCCAGCCCGCCAGACCCGCCAGCAAGCCCCGCCCCTTCTAGCGCACCGATACCGCCAGCAGCACTGCTCAAACCCGCAAGTTCTCCTGCGCCTGCAAGAGCACCAATGCCGCCAGCAAGTTCAGCTCCGCCCACCGCTGCCCCGGCAATTTCACTTGCCATTACTGCTTCAAGAAGCGCTGCTTCGCCTACTCCGCCTCCAGCCATAGCGTACTCCTGGTTAATTGTTCAAATGGTATCATGTCAAGCCTTTATCCGCAAAGGGTAACTGCTTGCTGCGCCGCCTGAAGTGTCGTAGTAGATGTCGCCTGAACGCAGGTTGGCAAAGTCGGCTTGAGTTGGCAAGCTGATGACAAACTGTCCAGCCGTAGTGGGGCTTGGTTGGGCAAGCGTTAAGCCTGACACCACGTCCGCAGTTCCCATACCAGAAGAAGCAAATATTGCAGGAACAGGGCTGTTTATTTGGTTGAAATACAGCCGCAGTATGTTCATGAACTGCTCTTGGTATGTCTCGTCATACGCTTTTGGGGCAGTCGGCAAACGAGGCGGGGAAACAGTTTTATATCCCATGTTATCTCCTGCCGTCAGGGCGAATGTCAATACGAGGAGCGCCCAGTTGCCACTGCACCCCCAACCCGTCTAACGCGTTGCCTGTGGTTCCAGAGCTGACCCTAAACGCCATTTGACGCCCGCGAATCCGCACGTAGACCTGCTGGGTGAACTGCTGCACGTTGTACGTAATCTGGTTCTGGTAGTTCTGGGTGCTAGTTACCCCTGGATTGTTTGAAGGCCCGTAAGCCGCGCCGGGGAAAGTCCGTGGCAACGCTGTGAAATATGCGGTTGGCTGGTTTACGTTGGAGCCATCAAACGTCAAGTCGGGGATCAGTCGCCACACAAACCCGAAGTTGTTGCCCTCTCCAATATCAAAGTCCGATGACTGCACATTGGCCACAATAGGAACCGCCGGGTTGACCGTGCCGTCATCTACGCCAGATTCATGGTAAACAAGCAGTGCATTCGTACTCCCACCAGCAGCGCCGTAAGTGGTTGCCATTGGCAACGCCCGAAGCGAACTATCCAACCATGCTGTACGGCCTTGATACGCTCCCGCGTAGTTTGTCCAATCTCCGTAGTACCAAACTTGATCCAAGTAGTTGTATATGACGTAGCGGTCAATCACGTTGGAATTGGCCGAGCAATACTGCCACCAGATTTCGCTGTACCCTTCGTTTGTGCCTGCTACAAACTGAAAAGACTGCGATCGGTTGATGTCGGTAAAAACATATTCCCGCAGCGTAGACGGCAGTGTTTCCACCCGGCCTGAGTACATATAGAACTTATCCAGCCCCATCCAATATGTGATGTTGTTGGCAGTGGCCACAGCGTTGGGGCCAGCAATGGAGATGTTGTCGCCCAGAAGTTGGAAGTTCCACACGTATGGCGGGCCAATGAACTGCATGGAGTAAACGGCAGAATCAGTAAAGACCAAAATTTCTTGCCGGGTTTGCTGAGCCGTGATGATGGACGATCCGTGGCTGAGCCTATACCCCCCTGCTAGGTTGATAAGGTCGGGCGTCCACGTTAGCAAGTCTTCTTTGTCCGACCAACGAATTTGCATGGGGTCCAGGGCAGTAGTAGCTTCCACGCCTGTGGGGTCGTTTGTTCCAAACGCAATTAAAAGGCGGCTGGCATCAGACACCAAGACAAAGTTGCACAGCGTTGGGCAGCTAGCGTCTGCGTCCCAATACGCATTGCTGTTTTGGGTGTTGTTGTTCCCTGCATTGATTGCTTGTGCGCGATTGAAAATAGTGGGGTTCGTGTCCACCACCCAGTAGTAAATCGCCCCGCCACGAGGATTAAACACCAAGTTCTGGCCGTAGTTGGACTCGCTCCAGGTGCGCAACTGCACTCCAATACCAAGCCCGGCAGGAGCCGCAGAACCCCAACCTGTGGCCGCACTTGTACCAGAAGAAGCGTATTGAACAACAGACGCCCCACTTGCATGGGCGGTCACATACCCTGCATACCCCCGCACACAGCCCGTGAACGAAGTACCCGTTTTTCCTGAGTACGAAATGACTTCGCCACCAACGGCAAACGTGCCGGTTGCAGCAAACGTAGACGCATCTGTCACATTGATGGTCACTGTGGAGTACTGAATCACCCCAGTAGCGGAAACGTGCGCGGCTGCGGTAGACCCACTGGCACCGCGAGTACAGCCAGTCAAAGTTGTGGCGGTTACCCCCGAGTACGAAATAATCTCGCTGTCAATCAAGACACTGCCAGAAGCCGCAAGAGTCGCCGTACTTGCCACACTGATTGTTGTGACTGCGTTATCTATGGCGGCGGATAAAACGGTGTTACTTACGGTGGCCAAAGCGCCGTTCAACGCGGTTGTGAACAACGGTCCCGTAGAGCCGCCCCAACCTCCAGCGCCCCAGCCCGTACCAATGGTGAACACATCGCCACCAGTGGTAATTTGAAATGCAAAAACAGCCGCACCTGTTGTGCCCGCAGTCACCGTAACGGTAGAAGCAACATAGACCTGTATGGTGAACTGCGAACTGTTCACGTATGTCATCTGAAACTCGGCATTGAGGTTTGCCGCAGGGATGCCGTTGACGGCGCTGGCCACCCCGGAGATGGTCACAAAATCGTTTGTCTGCCCGTTGTAGCCTGACACGTTACAAGTTACTGTGACATAGCGGTTGGCACCAGAGGCCGAAGCAGTCGTGGTAAACGCGTTGGAGGCCACGGTGACTGCCGCAGGAGGGATTCCCGTTATAGGCGTCACATCGTAAAAATTACCGCCATTGCCGTTTTGGATGTAGTACTTGAGGTTGGTGCCCAGCGCAAGCAAGTTGTACCCAGACAGTGTGATCCAGTTCCACATGGCGCGGCACACGCCCCACAAAGTTCCCGTTGTGGGGTACGCAATGCTGGTAGAAACCGTCCCAACCACAGGAGACAAAGCTCCTGTGTCTTTTACCCAGCCACCAATTTTTTCTGGTAGACCAGAACGAAAACGCACCTTGTTGGTTTGGTACCAACCGCCTTCGTTGCCGTAGTTGGTGCTTTCTCGGTTTGTACCGGGTCTGAATGCAAGTTTCTGTAAGGGCATTTCGATTCCTATGACAAGAACATGGCGCGTTCGTCAATCCGACGGTTTTGCAGCCCTTTGAGTATTTTCCCACCAGCCATGCAGTACTTCAAGAGTTCTTCCGCAGCACCCGCTTTATCGCCCCGAAGCAGCTTTTGACGAAGCGTTGAACGCTGGAGGGTCCCCAGGCCCACGTTAAAACTAAAGCTAACAAGGCTATCATACATGCCTTGTGTAAGAGGGACAGGACAGAAAGAATGCACCCCGCGCTCGAAGCGTTGCAGATCGGCTCTAAGAATTCCATCTACTTCGTCCTTGGTGAATTGTCTGTTGTCTTCCGGGCGCAGGGCAAACCCATCCCGGTCTTCAATCTTTAACTTCCCCTGCTCTGGGTACATGACATGGCCCACACCAATCGTCCAAAGCTTTGCCGGGCATCGGTAGGGTTTATACCGAATGCCCTCGTGGTGACAGATGACCTTGATGGCCTCTGGGCTGAGATTCATTTTTTGAACGCCTGACCACCGAACCAAAAGCTCACGATACAGGCCCAAATGATCTGGGTTTCATCATCCCACAGGTTGTCCAGCGCCACGGTAAATTCCACGTTTGTATGCCATGCGTAGTAAAAACCAAAAATCTCGACAAACATAAACATGGCAAACATGCCGTAAGTGATGACGCTACGGGTGGCGGCTCTCATGTTGATGACCCAGGTGCTGGCCCCTTGACCCAAGGCTACATCATGTGCATACAGGGCTTGGCGCTCCTGCATGGCCGTCTGGGCGTTGGTGACCTCTGCGTTGATCTGTATCTGCTCAGTCTGGATGTGTTCAATCCGTTCCTGCGCTTCCAAACCAGCTTTCTTCAGGGTCAGTTCCCGCTCGGTCTGCATGGCGGCAAGGGCAAGCTCATGCTTCTTGTCGGCCCGGTCTTGAAAGAACTCAAGGATTTTTGGGAGTCCGCCCATCAGGAAACTGATGAGGGAGGAGAACAGTGTCAGCATTGTTTAACCTTTCAGTTCAAAACTTAAGTTGGGGTGGCGTGGGTACTGCACAACGCGCTCCCCCTCGGGGCATTTGTATTTGATCGTTGCCAGCAAGGTTGCTTTTCCGTCAGCAATTTTCTCTTTTCTCACCATCGTGAGTTGGTAGGTAAACGTGTCGATCTCGGGGCCTGCCGGGCCGCTGAACCTGCTTGCAGTGGTGGTCGCCTCATGCACCATGCCTGCTGCGTCCCGAATGCTTGGGGTGAAGCTCTCAACAGAGCAGTCGTCGCGCTTCTTGATCCGCGCAACGGTGACGTTGATTGGCTGCCCAGCCTCTGCCACGATCTTGAAATGCTCTGGTGACCACTCCAAAATAGATCTATCAAACCAGCCAAACTTGTCGGCCAGCGTGTAACTACCACCCAATGCGGCAACGCTTGCGGCAACTGCCCCAATGGCTTTGGTGAAGTCAATCATCTTTTTTTCTTTCGGCTTCAATTTGCTTTTGCAGTTTTTCGGTTTTTTCCATCTGGGCCTTGGCCTCTCGCTTCACCACCATCGTGTCCACATACAGCATCCCAACCAAGGGGATCATCAGCACGAAGACCAGTGCAAACAGGATCAAGACCAGAAGGTATCCAATCGACCCCGATGATGAAGACTGATTATCCACAGCAGGCATATCAGGTAACCGATTACGAAAGCCACCACCGCCGTTTCCAAAGCCCTGTCCACTATCTGATTTTTTAACCTTTGTCGCTGCCATGCTTTCACCCGCTTCTCGTGCAACTCCCGTGCCGCTTGCTCCGATTTCTGATCCAACAGCCGTTGATACTCTTCAACGATTTCCCGCCAGAGATCGGGCATCCCCATCTCCCAGCGCACCATTCTCTCAAGATCGGCATAGAACTGTTTGGTCTGCCGCAGATACATCACATTGTCTATGGCTTGTGTGGCAAGGTCGTCTTTGATCCCCTTCTTTCTGTTCTCTTCCCGTTGAACTTCCGCTTTTTCATGGCTGGTTTCCAGTTCTGCTTGGCCCTTGAAGAAGTTTGAAAGTGCGCCGCCAACTTCGCTTGTGATCTTTGTCAGATCGTTGCCCGTTTTCTTCAGGTCTTGATAGACGGCAACGCACCCCTTTATGCCTTCATAGGCTCCCTTACAGATTGCAAAGGCCGTGATTGGGTCAATTTGTTACTCCTAGCTAAGCTCAAACCAACTCAAAAACCCGCCCCGAGAAACAGAGTAGGTTGAACCAGCGGGAATAATAAGGGACGCTGTGTAAGTGAAATTACCAATGGTACTGTTAGCCCCTTGGAAATTAACCAAAACAAGACTGTCAACGGTGACAGAAAAACCAGCGTAACTCCCATCCCCAACAATAGAAATAGAAATTGGTCGTCCTGTTGAGTTTGTGTACGATGTGCCAGCCGTTCTAGAACCGGTCAAATTCTGCCAAGTCTGGCTTGCCCCAATGGGCTTTGCAGCGGTGGCCAAGTTTGCAACGGTTACCGTGCCTGTGCCTGATACGCTGGTGGCCGAACCCGCAGCAATACTAGACTGCGCAATCCAAGTAGGGGCCGCAGCGCCATTGGATTGCAACACCTGTCCAGAAGTGCCTGCCGCTGAATACGCATGGGCCGTGCCGGTACCGTACCCAACCCCTCCGTTTATTGGGGTATCAGTCGAATTTGTGCCGCCATTTGCAATTGGCAAAGTGCCAGACACCATGGTTGTCAGGTTTACTGGGTCCCAAACAAAAGTGCCCTGCCAAGTTAAAACTCTGTTTGTGGCAGTGGGCGCAGGTGCAAATGTTGTGCCCCCGCCAAGTTGATACGGTATTTGATAGTTGCTGCCGCCCGAAAGATTTGCGGCGCTGCCCGTAGTGTTTTGGTTGAACGTGGGGAAGTTGGTTAAACTTGCCGCTGACCCGTTAGGGGCTAAAACATCTGTCCCAATAACCAACCCGAGGTTTGTGCGTGCTCCTGGCGCAGTAGTTGCACCCGTACCACCAGAAGCAACGGCCAACGTAGCGGATAGGCTCCCAGCCGAACCAGTTGTATTTTGGTTGAACGTGGGCCAAGTGAACGTACCCGTACTAAAGTTACCCGACTGTGGGGTTCCCAAAATAGGGGTTGTCAACGATGGGTTGGTGGACAGCACGTTCGAGCCGCTGCCCGTTGAAGAGGTTACGCCCGTACCACCATTGGCAACTGGCAAAGTGCCTGACACATCTGCCGTCAAAGACACCGACCCCCATGTGGGAGCCCCAGAAGAATTGCCGTGCAGTACCTGGGTAGAAGTGCCAGCCAACGTGGTGGCCATCGCAGTGGTGGTAGAGCCGTACACAATGCCGTACTGCGTCAAATTGCTTGCCTGCCCAGTACCGCCGTTGGCCACTGCCAAGGTGCCCGTGATGTCCGCCGTGCTCAGATCGATAGCATCCCAGCTTGTGTCTGTACCATTAGACTTGAGGTACTTGCCGTTGGCCGTGGTTTGCACGGGAGCCAAAGCATTGAAGGCTGCGTTGGCCGTGGTTTGCCCAGTACCACCGTTGGCGATAGCCAGAGTGCCCGTCAAGTTCTGGGCTTGCACTTCATAGAAGTTGGTCCCGTCAGACCAAACCAAAACTTTGTTACCGTTAGAAACAACAATACCCGCGCCCGCTGCGGTGGTGTTACCAATCACAGTCGAGTTGTAAATGGTCATTGAATAGCCGCTGTTGTTCCAAACAATGAAAGTTTTGGAGACAGGGGGTGCGTAAACAGAAAAAGCAGCCCCCGTTGTGGTGGTGAACTGCAATATGGCATACACCGCTTGGTCGTTTGCCGCTGTGGACGTAGGGCCGTTGCTGTAGGTCAAGGCTTGGCTGGCAGCAATTACGCTAACAGTCTGGTACCCAGTAACCGCAGACTCTAGGATGTACGTCAAGTTGTTGTTGGTCGTATCCCCCCAGACACCTGCTTGGGTGCCGTTGGTTGGGAGTTCAATCCGAAGGTTTGGTGAATACGTACTCATTGCTTTTCCTTACATTGCTTCGCCAGCGGTGCCCGTCAAGTTTTAATCTACGCTGTTATTGAGGCGGGGGCGGCACCAGAGTTGCCTGGAAGTCCACACCGGCTTGGCGCAGTTTCATAAACAAGTCAAGGCAGTCGGCAATTGATCCTGCGGACAGTTGGCGCATGACCAAGTTGTACTCGGCGGGGGTCAGTTCAATTTTGATTTTGTCGTTCATAGCGTCCTCTTAGACGGGTGGAGTTGGAGTTGGTGACGGGGGAGCCCACGGCAAGTCGGCGTCCGTCACAGGATCAATCTTATCGGCAATCTGCTGGGCAATCACCCCATCGACGTGTTCCGCATAGGAATCCACGACCAAAGGCTCAATCCAACTGAGCACAATTGCTTGCGTCAATTGGTCAAACGGCACAAAGTCTGACTGGCTGGGGTTGGGTGCAAACGGCGTAGCGCCGCTAAACGTGCCCGTGTTGCCATTCTCGTCAGTGCCTGTTTTTGTCCAGTAGGTCTGCACAACGTAGTCGGGTTTGGTCCCGGCGGTTGTGACTTTCATACCGGTCACGGCCCATGTGTAAGTGATTGCCATAGCTCAATGCTCCTAAGATTTGGCCTCAGATTGGCCGGTTGAATGATACCGCTTTACGGGGTTTCCTGCGGCATTGCCGCTTTTATTTCGTCCGCTGTAGCCGCCGCATCAATGGCTATCTGCATGGCTGCATACTTTTCACGAATGGTTTGTCGCGCTGCTTCTGCTGCTACGGCGTCATTACCCGGAATCTGCTTCATTATTACTTCGTCATACGGCTTGAATTCTTCCGCACGCGCTTCACGACGTTTATCGTGCGCGATTGCTTTGGCTTTGCCAATGTTGATGACAATCATTCTGAGTACTCCCAGGCATTTCTAAAGGTGCGGTCTGTCGGAATGTCGGCGACATCCACAATCTTGTAGGGGTTTCCCGCAGGAACATCCTTGACGGCAATTTGCTCAATTGTTAACCCACACTCTGGTGCAGGGCAAAGCACGGCCACGCCGCCGTCTGGAGTTTTGTAGATGATTCTTTGGTTCATAGGGTTCTTTCAGCGGAAAATTGCTACATTAACAATTGTTTGGTCTTCACTTACATTGTTAATCGCATCAGTGCAGCCAATACTTACCGCAGATGTTGAATAAGTTGCTGATCCCGTTGTAACTGTTTGTCCACCTGCGCCAACAAGTGAGCAAGACGCGACTGTTGCATAATCAGTGTCGGGCATTGCGGTAGTTAGATTTACGACATACCGCCCTGTGCCGCTATCTGTAATACTGCTCACATTTACACTTGCGCGAATAGCCACAGTGCCCGTGCCGTTAAAGTTCACCCAGGCCCTGGCCATGTAATATGAAGGGGACCCCGATGTCGTGGCTATGGTTCCTCCACCAACAGTTAATCCATTCAAAACAGAAGTACCGGCGGGATTAACGTAGTAGTTGGTGTTGTCGGAGTCGTAGAAGAGGGGGGAGCGGACGCTGCCTGCTACTTGGGTGAAGCCATAAGGAATTTCAAAATATGAGCCGTTCCAGTACCAAATCCAACCACGAGAGTTATCATGAACACCCACGTTATCTCCGCCGGTTGACATGAACACATGGCGTGAACCAATGCCGTAACCTGACCAGCCGCCTCGCCCGTTGCCATATGTTGCTACGTTTCCGTAGCTATTACTTGCTGGCTCAGGAGCCCAAAGCCCGTAACCATAAGTTTGAAAATAAAACCCGGTATTGTTTTGAGCACGGAACCAGTCGTTGGCTAAAACATAGCTGAGTTGTGATGTGCCGGCGGGGTCCAGGTAATACCCGGTATTGTTGTTGTCGTAGAAAATGGGGGCACGCATTGACCCAGATGCAAATATATTTCCGCCGGTATCTATTCCTGCAACGGTAGCCGCTGCCGCTTCGGAGTAAAAGTGGAATGATTCTGTGCCAACTAACACCGAGGCATTTCGCTTACCAACGTACCAACCGCTGCCAGAGCCGCCGTTATAGCGAACCATAGCCTCCCACCCGTTACCTGGGTTTATGTAGAGGTATTTATTAGACGCGCCGGTTATTTGAAGGTCAAAAATATTTGACGTGCTGCGGGGGTCAACGTAATACGTGGTGTCGTTGGAGTCGTAAAAAATAGTACCGTCTACACGACCACCGGAATAAATGCCGGTTGAACAATAAATGTTATAGGCGGAATTGGTTGTTGAAGTCCCAAAACCCCAACAGTTGTTGGCGTAGAGGTAATAAGACGCCCAACGTCCCCCGGTTTCATAATAAATGCCACCGTTTGCTGAGCCATCAAACATTAAGTGTGGTTGATTGCCGCCACCTTGAAAATGAATTCCCCGCCAAGTACTTCTTGACCCAAGAATTGCTATAGCTCCGTAGCTACTTGTTGTGTTTGCGTTTAACTCCGCCGTATTTATTGCGGGCCAATACAACCCACCAAGTGTGTTACATTGAATCCAAGTGTCGGTTTGATAATATGTGTTGCCAAACTTACCAACGTATGTACTAGCGGCATACCCGCCAAGATTGGTGGAATTTGATGCCGTTGTTGCAGTAGCCGCATTGCCCGTGACATTAATACCCCAAGTGCCCGAAGCACCGCCGCCTGTCAGGGTGGGGGCGTAGCTGTTGTAGTTGCCGGAGTGAAGAAGTGTTTGTACGGTTGTTCCATCATAAAACTTGCCGCCACCATAAATATAAGTAGAAGCCGTTCCTTTTATGTATGTGCCTTGTCCAGCAGTAGCGTTGTACCCAAACGAATCGGATTGACCCGCCATATTAAGTACGGTAGCGCCAGTAGCAGTACTTGTAATAACGCCGCTGAACGAGCCGGTTGTTCCTGCTATCCCCCCAACGGCAGTGAACGCCCCCTGGTCGGTAAAGCTGAACCGGGTCGTTGGCGTCCCAGCCACGCTGGTCATAAACCGATAGGTCCAACCGGTGTTATCCCCAAACTGCAAATAATAGGTGTTGGGGCTTGTGGCGTTGCTGACTGTGTAATTGCCAGATATTGTTCCGCCAGTCAAATTAGCGGCGCTTCCAGCAGATCCAGTAGTGTTCTGGTTGAACGTGGGCCAAGTGAACGTACCCGTGCTGAAGTTGCCTGACTGCGGAGTTCCCAAAATAGGAGTGACAAGCGATGGGCTGCTTGATAAAACAACTGAGCCCGTACCCGTGGAAGAAGTTACGCCCGTGCCACCACTTGCTACCGGGAGGGTGCCGCTGACGTGCGTGGCCAAGCCAATTTTGCCCCAGCTTGGGGCTGAACTCACGCCGCCGGAGATCAGTGCATTGCCAACCGCTACGTCTGCGAGTTTGGCCAGAGAAGTCGTTGTATCCGCATACAGCAAATCTCCCACAGCATAGGAGGTCTGCCCGGTGCCGCCCAGAGGAGCGGACACTGCCGTGAAGCCTGTAGCCAACGAACCCGCCGCCAGTGCCCCAGTCCCCGTAATTCCTGTGTAAGAGCCACTGAGCCTTGAAGTGCCCAACGTGCCAGACGTAATGTTGCTTGCGTTGGTCGTGTCCGTGGTGGCTGATGCCGCAAGCCCAGACACCGCCCCTGCGGCGATCGCTATGGCCGTATTGGTGACCGAAGTGATCTGGCCCTGGGCGTTGACCGCAAACACAGGAACCTGCGATGCAGAGCCGTAGGTAGCCGCCGTCACCCCGGTGGTGGCGATGTTGAATGTGTAGGTAGGGGACTCAGACAGCCCTGTCCCTGCGGTGTAGGTAATGGGTGCAGCAAACTGCTGGAAAACAATTGCCGTTGTGCCAACTGTTATCGGAGGTGCAGTCTGTTGTACCCAAGCGGTATTGAGATTGACCGTACCGCTGGTCACCAAGAAAAAGTCACCCTCGTCAATCTGGTCAACGCCTGTACCAGCGGTATCGAAGTCGGTTGCCCGGGTCAGTATGTATGGCGTTCCAGCGGAACCAACCTGAGTGACCGTGTACACACCGTTGTTTGCTTGCGTGGCTTCGTTCTTCACCAGTATCCGGTTTGAAGCGACGGTAAGCGTTGAGTCCACAGACAAAGCACCGTTGGCGGTCGCCGTGAGCGTAGCTCCCACCCCAGAAGTGCCGTTGTTGTACGTGTTTGCTGGCAGGGCTGCGGTAGTCGCCAAATCCACTGCTTCGTGGAAATGAATGCCCGATGCAATGGCGTCAGCGTACTGCTTGTTGACAATATCTGTGTTGTTGACCGGGGTTGTAGAAACTGTTCCCGCAGTGATGTTGGCCGTGCTGATGTTGGCCGTGCTGGTGCCTAGTGTGCCGATGTCGAGAACGTCAACAGCCAGCCCCGCCGCGCTTAGATAAACCGAGCGCGAAGACGGGTAGGTCACAAAGACGTTCTTGGTGCCCGCAGCAAAAGAAACCAATGACCCTGCGTTGCTGGAAGACAGCACGGTGGTACGAGACAGGGTTGTGCCCGATGAGGTGTACGTACCAATACCAACTTCCCAGTCCCCTGTAATCAGGTCTACGATGGTGTAGTACGTGGTGTTACCGTTGCCAACCGTGGAAAACGACTGATACCCAAGAACGGCTCCACCAAGCGTGACAGTACCCGTCCCAGTGGTTGTGGTTATCTCTTGTACCCTGTCTTTTACTACGAGTGCCATATTTATTCCTGCGTTTTTACAGTTTGCCAAGTGGTTGACTGCGCGGTGTTTACTTCTCCCCAGCCCGGCGTTTGTGCAGCGTTAATTGTTGCCCAAGTGGTTGACTGCGCGGTACTTACATTTGCCCAGCCTGATGTTTGTGCTGCGTTAATTGTTCCCCAATTTGCAGTCTGCGCATCATTGATGATCTCCCACAAAAGACGGGCAAGGATTGAATCGGCCCCCACCGCACTGTCTTGTATGGTAGCAAGAAAGACGGCTGAAGCCAAGAGTGAATCCAGGGCAGTCGCCACTTCACTGACTTCTGCGCCAAAAATAGACGGGGCCACCAAAGTGTCGTCAAGACCCGTGGCTGTTTCCGCCACTGCAACCCCAAACCCAGCAGCGGCAGCAAAAGTATCGGACCCCGTGGCCGTATCCACAAAAGACGCCAAGAAGTCTGCATTTGAACTTGGGGTGTCCAGGGCCGCTGCTAACTCTTGAATGAATACGCTGTACTCAAGTCCCGCAAAGAGTAGATCAGATGCGGTGGTGGTTTCAGAGATTAAAGCTGCAAAATCTACTTGGGCTGCGACGGTCTCTGACACACTGGCAGTATCCGCGTACACCGCTTCAAAAGTTGCCAAAGAAGCAACCGTGTCTGCTGCTGTGGCAACGTCTTCAATGTACGCCGGGAAAATCACCAAAGCGGACGGTGTATCCAGGGCAGTGCTTGTGTCTTCTACAGACGCATTGAAAACGGACTCCGCAACAAAAACAATTTCGCTGGCTAAAACCGTTTCTGCGTTGATTGGCGCAAACAGAGCAACTGCGTTGTTTGTATCTAACGCCGTTACGGCTTCATCAATTGCACTGTCATAAACGGTGCCGTCTTCTGCTAGAGCGGCAAAAGGCGCAGCGGCAAATGCGGAAGTGCCGAACACAAAGGATTACGCAGCGTCGAGGCTGAACGTGTAGGTCACGTTGAGTGTGTCGCCGCTCACCACGGTACGGTCGCCAGGGGACTGGAAGTCGGCTTCAGAGAACAAAACCCCCGAAGTGCCACTACTCACGGTGCACAGGAACGCGCCTGCAACAACGCCACCAGCACCAGAAATGCTGAACGAGGAGGGAGCCGCAGAATTGCTGATGACAGACGGGTCAGCAGTGGTGGCCGTGCCAAACGTCACAGCCTTGCGTGCACCACTGTAGTTGGTGAACTCAGTCCATGCTTTGGAAGCCAGGGTATCCGTAGCAGCGTATGTCGTGCCAGAGCCAGGGCCAGTCACCAAACCAAGGAAGAAAGCCGCTGTATAGGCGCTCCCTTTGAAGTACTGGGTGTTCATGTTTTGCAGCCCCTCGTTGACCACAAGGTTGTGCATCTTGTCTTCCCATTTCAGATTGCCGTCTTTGTCCAGGCACTGAACGTGAAACACGCCCCCGGCATAAGCATCGTTTTGCAGGGCCGTGCCAGCAATCAAACCCGCAGTTACGGCGTCGGTAGATTGAGCTTTTTCGTTGAACATAGGGGGCTCCTTAAGCGAGTCGAATGAGTGCCGATGTGCTGGTGTTTGCAGGCATCGTCACAGGGAAGGTGTTGGTTGATGTTTTGTTGCTGCCAAAGTCCAAGACGCATACAGCGCCATTAGCCCCCGGCGTGTAAATCAAAGCCCCTCTGGCCGTGATTGCCCCCGTCCAAGAAGGAGAGGAGAAATTGACGTACACAATACTGCCAGAAGAGGCCAGCGTAGTGCCAATTGTTGCCGTGACAATTTGCCCGCCCGCAACATAGTTACCGCCAGTGGCTTCGTCCGCCGTAGTGTACTCGGTGGTGTTCTGATCCAGTGTGGCGGCATTGGTGTACAGCGCCAAATAGAAAGTGTCGGTTGCAAAGTTGATCGTGCCGTTTATCAGCCCCGAGCGAAGAGTGTTGCAACTGAAGTTGCCTTGGAAGGCCATCAGCGAACCCCGCTATTTTGCGGCAGGGGCGACTGCCGATACTGGCCACTGCGGTACGCATCGCTGCGCTCCAGGCCATCCCCCAGACGCTGGGCCAATGCAAGTGCTTCTTTGTACTTGGCATCGTACAAACCAATCAAGTCTTGCTCACCCTTCATGAAGGTGTATGCCTCAACCAAAGACCCATACAGCAACACGCTGTCAAAGTTGTCGCCCAGCCAAGTGCGTCCATTTGCGTTGTCAACTGCTGTAACTGTGATTGTGAAAAGAGTGCCTGTGCCGCCAACATAAGAAGCGCTTGTCGTCAGAACGTCACCAACAACATAGTACGCACCGCCGTTAACAAGGGTTACGCTTGTAACAATGTTGCCAGACACCACGATAGTAGCAGCGGCTGAATTCCCCGTGCCACCGGTTAATGGTACGTTGTAATAAGTTCCGTTAGTCAAGCTACTACCAGTGGTAGTAATTGACGCCGCCGTTGCTACGCCTTGAATAATTGATTGCGGGTAATAGTAGTAGTGCAACTCAACGTCATAGACCGCATCAGGTGTAGGGCCAAGAATGAACGACAGCTCGTTGGTAATTACAGGGGACGCATCGTTTGAAGTTGTTGGGCCAAACAGTGCGTAGTACTTGGGCGTCGCCGTGTCCGTGGCTTTGGGGTACGCCTGACGAATGAAGTTCACGTCCTTGTTGAGCAAGAATTCTTGCCCGTCAGCAGTGACGACTGCCAACGAAAACGTGGAAAGAAAGTCTGCCGGGCACGACAAATACTTGTTGCCCGTAGACGTTACCCCCGTCACGTTTTTACGCAGCGAGGGGAACTGCACCGAGTTGTATATACGTTGTTCAGCCTGCGTGATGAAAGTATTGATCTGTGTCTGAGCAGACACAGTACTCCCACTAGCAAGGTATACAGCCGGAAACTGATTTTCGGTGTATGACTGAATTGCGTTATACAAATCGGTGTAGTTCATGCCATCGGGCCTCGGGCCATTTTGCCTTTGGTCTGCGCTTTACCGCCACGCACCACAATACCAGAGGTCTTCATGGGCGGGTAGTCTTGACTGCGCGTATTGGCCACGGCCACGTTTGCTTTGCGCATCGTCTCTTTGGCTGGCTCTTCGCCAACAATCACGTTGGCTACTTTGGTTGCTTGCTTGTAGGTCGCCATATCAGCCCCCACGACCAACGCTGCGCTGGTTCATGATTTTGGCCTTGTTGCGCCCGTATTTCAGCATGTCGCTGTTGGTCTTGCCGCCAGCTCTGAGCTTGGTCATAGGCTTGCCAGGGTGCAGCTTTTTCTCATGCTTATGCACCGCGCCTGCGATCATTTTCTTGTCTTGTGCCAAGTCTTTCTTGTCCATCTTCGACTCCTTATGTCGTTGCTACCGTAACTGTACCCAATTGCACGCTCAAAACCAAGTTATTTGGTGTCAAAGCTGCATCAAAAAATTCTGAACCCCCGACGGGTGTCCAGCCCCACTGAAAAATTCTGCTGCCCCCGCTGAGAATCCCCTGGGCATCAGCCGCCGAACTGTTGGTCAGTTCAATTTGCAAACCGGTCCGACCAGACACTTTGTAGCTGAGATCAGGCCGGGGGTCGCGTATCCCTTGCGGGTCATCCACCGGGTACATACCCAGTTGCAACTGCGGCTGATCCGGGTCCCAACACTGGGGGCACACCTTGAGATCATATACCTTGGTCTTGACAACTTCTTTGCGCAGCGTGGTCAACTTGAAGCGAAAACCACAACGGTCACACTCCGCAATCGAGTTCTTGCCAGACGCAAACCTATTGCCCATTAAGTGCCACCCCCAATGAACATCTGCCGGGGCACAAGCCGCAGAGCTGCACGTTCTTGGTCTTCGTCCGCAGCCGTCATCCAAGCCTCGTCATACTGCTGTTTGAGCACCCCCAGGCGCTCCATGCCACCGGGCACTTTGAGCGCAATGTAGTAGGCCAGTCCTGCTGCCATGCAGGGGATGAAGCGGAAAGGCACGTCCATGACGTTCACGCCACCGCCAGCATCCTGCACCCGGCGCATGCGCCAGTAGACAAACTGATAGGTCTGGGAGCCGTCAGGTGTGGGCCACACAGTGACACGGGGGGCATTGTTGACGCGGATAGGGTTACCCGCCGCAGGGGTCTGCTGAGTCGTGCCGATCTGTGCACGGAACACGTTACTAAGGGTATTGCCTGAGATGTAGTTGTAGAACACAGTCTCTGTGCCGCCAGCAGTCACGATGTCCACGTACCCAATGGCCGGGAGCCCCACAACCGAGTTCAACGTGATCGTTGCCGCGGTCAAGTCTTGGGACACAAACGTCGAAGCGGTGGTAGCAATCTGCCCGTCCAAGCGCTGATACCAGACCTGGATGGGCCGGGCCTGATTGAGCTTGTTGGGGATGGTTGCGTAGGTGGACACGCTGATGCGCGTGATCGTCAAATCGGCTTGGTTGGCCAGGATGTTTGCATTGGTGCGGATCACATGATCCAGCAAATCCACGGTGTCTGTTGGGACGGCGTAGGTGTTCAGCCCTTGCGTCAGGGTGATCGTGCCCTGCTCAAACGTCCACATATTGATGCCGCGGTTGGCCCAGTCAGCAAACAGTAAGTTAAGAGACCGACGCGCCGTCTTGAGGTCATAACCCGTGCGCATCTCTGAACCCGCACGTTCAAACGCCTCCTCGACCAACTCGGTGAGGTCAAGGTTAAAGCCTGATTGTCCAGAGGTGACTGCCATGATTAGAACGGGGCGGAAGTGTAGACGCCGCCTCCTGCATCTGGTGGAGGGGGTGGCGGAGGGGGTTTAGGCATTGTCAAACCAGGGTCCAGCGGCTGTGGGGCCACGACCGGGGGACGGTATGACGGAGGCTGCAAATACTGCTGCAACGCATCCAGGCCACCGTACTGCTGGCGCTGTTGTTGCCCAAATTGGGCTTGCTGCTGCATCTGGTTTTGCATCTGCCCGTAGCCGTAGTCTTGTTGGGGCATTTGTCGCCCGTACCCACCACGACCACCAAAGCCACCGCCCATGCGACCGCCAAACGCACCACGACCGCCGCCGTAGCCGCCACGACCGTAGTCAGGCATGCCCATTCTGTTGTCGATGCGCTGATTGCCGTAAGTTCCGGGGGTATACAGGGTCAATGCGTCCATCATTCCTGGGTCGGGTTGCTGCGGCATCACCGCAGGCATGGCTCTGAACCCTGTGTCACCCATCTGCCCTTGTTGGGGCTGCTGGAACCCGCGCAGCTTGCCCTGCAAGTCTTGCAACTGCTGAAACATGGGGGCTTTTTGCATGTACTCGTTCATCTGGCGACCAAGGTCTTGCTCCTGCTTCTGGTACGCCTGGAAGTCCGGGTTGTCCATGTACGCAGGGCGCTGACCCATTGGTTGAGGCATTTGGTTGGCAGCACCAAGTTGTCCCATTTGCTGGTGCCGCATGAAGGCTTGTGCTGCTTGCTGGTCAAACGGACCCGGCGTCTGCTGCCCTTGCTGCTGACCAAAACTGTTTCTATAGTTCTGATAGGCTTGTTGGTCTTGTTGCAACTGTTGCTCAGGAGAACGCATCGCCTGATCTTGCGTACGTGGCGTCGCACGATATTGCTCAAAGGATTGGGGTTGATTGGGCTGTTGCTGCTGCCCACCAAACGGGTTCTGCATTGGCTGCATGCCATACGGCTGCTGTTGCTGCATGCCATACGGACTGCCGCCGCCAAAATCATTTATACCTGGACCAAAGCCGCTTGATCGCTGACCACCGCCCATACCCCCACCAAGATTGTTCATGTACGGCTGCGCGTAGGAAGGGACGCCCCCGCCCGGCTGCGCACCTGCGTTGCCCATGGGTTGTTGCCCCATCCCGCCCGAACCGCCTGCACTGCCTGCGCCACCACTCATGATCTGTACCCCGCTGTTTTCTTTGCGATGCTTTTGGGTTGCGCCACAAACTGTTTACCCGCCGCCTTGCCTGCACGTTTTGCCCGCGTTGTCGCAGCATACTCGGCAGGACTCAGGCTCTTGATCGCCGCTTCAGGCAAGTACCGCTCCCCCGTCTTGGACGAAGGCTTCCCCGACTTGGTACGCCATTTCTGGTCGCCCCAATTTTTCAGGGAAGTCTGCGGTGCTTTCAATCGCGGTAGCCCCCGCCAGCAGCCTTGTACTTCTTGGCTACCAACTGTGCTTTACGAGCAGACCACTGACCTGCGCCAGTGCCGTGGGTTGCCGCTGCCTTCACCTGGGAGACGATCTTCTTGCGAAGACCGGGCTTGGTGTAATTGCCAGCAGCATTCACCGTTCCACCTTCTTTGTACTCAGTGAAATCGGTGTCATCCCGGCGCTTCTTACGCTTGGCTCCGGGCATTTTGGAGGGGTTGATGTCCCCCATCCCACGGCTGGCAATCATCTCAGCACTTTCCGCCAGACTTCATGCCCAGGGGCTTGGAGCCAGCCATCTTGACCATCGTGCCCTTGGTTTTACCCTTGGAAGCGATGCCGTCACGGCTGGGGGCACCAGTTTTGACGCTGCCCATCTTGGCGTTGGTGATGCCACCGGACGCCATTTTCTTTGTGCCCATTGCTTTCTTTTTAGCAATCATTTCCATGAAAGGGTTTGCTTTAGCCATATCACCACCTCTTTTAAAAGACTTGCCTTTGTCGGCGTTGCTGAAATCTTTGCCCACGGATTGTGGGACTCCTACCTTCTTGGCAAACGATGGGTTGTGGGCCACCGCAGCCATGAAATTGTGCTGTTTCTTACTTGTTGACGGCATCTTTATGTGCCCACCGTTGTACGGTATCAGTCTCCCAGATGCGGATAACCATCCACACGATGGTCAACACGCCGCCAATAAGCGTTACCACGGGCGTCATCCACCCTAAGAAACCCCCAAGGCCCATTACTACGGCAGCGCCGTCAGTCATTGTTTTTACGTCATGGTTCATGTCAGCACTTCCAAGCCCGCAGGCTCTTGTTAATCCGACTGTTTGGGTCTTTGGCTGTCTTCTCGGAAGTCAGCTTTTTCTTCATCCCAGTCATCCTTGCACAGAAAGAGTCGCGCCTGCTGCCGCCCTCTGGCTGCGGTGCTTTCAGCCCCGGCTTGCCGGGGTTGGCCTTGTTGTAGGAAGCTCGGCCTTTGGCGTTCAAGCCGCCCTTCTCGGATTTGCCTTCCTTGCGTTGCCATGCAGGTGACTTAGCCATAGAACACCGAGAGACTGGTTAACGAGCCAACGCTCAGCGTCAAATACAGACCCGCAGACGCCAAAATACCTTCGCCGGGGACGATGACATACGTGGAGTTGGCTACTGTTTGGCTTGTAATGTCCATCGTAAACAAAACATCGCCTGAAGCACTGCCATTACGAATTTCAAATGTGCACGCGGTGCTTATAGCAGGTGTAACAATAAAACCTTTTAGTCGTGTGCGTTCTGCAAAAAACGACCCAGCGGTGCTACGGTGCGCTGATTTAACGTCTGTTTGCATCGTCATAATCAATCTCCTTTTTTAACAGGGGCCGAAGCCCCGTGGGGTTGATTAGGCAGTACGAGTGAAGACGTATGCTGTTGCGCTGGAGAACATGATGGTGAAACGACCA